AGTCAGCCATCCACAGGCAGGAGTCGTGAAAATATATAACGCCCAAAAGATCGCGGGCCTTTGGGACGACGACGAGGGAAAAACCGAGCCAGATCAGATACTTGAGTACGGTACAACGTGGTCCGCGTTCCTTGATCTGGCGGCGGCGCGGGCCTTTGGCGAGTAAATCGCGGGCCTTCGACCCATGCGCGCAACGCATGGCTAGTGGTCTCGCGGGCCTCTGGAGCGTGGATCGCGGGCCTAGGGCTAGAGTGTAACTGTCAACGGCCTCGCTCCACGTGAAACATTTTGCGCAAAAAGAAACCCCGGGCCGTGGCCCGGGGTCCGTGGTCAGATCACTGCGCGCGTCCAGAACGCGTCCCTCATGCCCTCGATAGCGTCCCACCGCACGCGGGCCTTGTCCTTGATTGGCCCCTTGTAAAGGAGCCCGAACTGTCGCCCGCGCTCATAGTTCCATCTGTTGTCCGTGGTCCGTTCGTTGTCGTAGGCCTCGTAATCCATGGGGAGGCCCGCGCGGGCCTCCCGGACGCCGCGCATAAACGCGGCGGTACGCATGACAGTCTTGAACGTGACGTTCCTTGTCTTGATCTGTCCCATGGTCACGCTCCCACAAATCGCTTGGCGGTAGCACCGTGGGCATTGATCACAATGCCCGCGCGGGCTTTCGCCGAAAGCCCGCCGCATGCCCGGCAATCCTCGCACGACGTTTTCGCGCCCGCCTCTTTCGACGCCGGGCAAGTGACTTCGCGCGCAAGCTTAGGCGCGTCCGCCTCTTTCACGCGGAACGTCCGCCATCCCATAGCCTGCGCCTCGCGGGCCTCGGGCTCACTGTCGGCGCTGGCCATGCACAACAGGCGAAACACTTGAAACCGCGCCTCGCGCCACTGGTGCGAATAGCCCGTGATCCCTGCTGCGTTTAGCGTGGCGGCTCGCCAGATCTGGAAAGGCGCGGCCGCTGGATCCCCGTACGTGCCAAGGCGAACGACAAGGCCGGCGAATAGGTCTGGCAGGATTGCCGGGTCGTAGTCCGTTCCCGGGAGCGCATAGCGTCCCCGCGTATACGCGCCGTAAACACGGGCCACGCTACGTCCCACGTTGACGTAGCACGAGCCCTTGTTCGCGGGCCGGTGGGTACAGTCCCCGCAGATTGATGCATCGGCCCCGGTCCGGAGCGCTTCGAGCGGCGGAACGTCCGAACGGATTATGAAGGTTTGGACCATGGCGCCTGTCTTGGCATTGCCAGAGGCGGTCGTGATCCTGTTCGCGATAACGACAATCGGCGCGCCGTCAATCATTGACGGACCATGGTACAGGACGACGCCGGTAAACTTGTTCCGACGGAGCGCGTTGCGCATTGCGCGGGCGGTTGTCAGTGTCATGGTTGTTCCCTTTCTGCGGAACGTGTGAACAGTGTCAATATAAGTCCAGGGGGAAGACTGTCAACATAAAAGAAACCCCCGACACTTGCCGGGGGTTTCTCGTCTTATTTGCGCGCGCTTTCCTTCAAGAGCGCTTTCAGTTCCGCCTTCACGCGCCGCGCCGTCTCGCCTCGCCACGTGTTAGCGTTGGCGAGAAAATACATGATGATTGACCGGCCATTGTCGTATCCGTAGGCGTCGGTCACGTCTCGCAAGCTATGCATGGCGCGAAGGTACGGAACCGCGCCGAAGTAAGGGTTTTTCCAGTTAAGGCCTATCTCGTTTGCGATTGCATAGATCGGGCGCGTGGTTGTTTCCGTGGTCATGGTTCTGTCCCTTTCTTAAGCGGCGTTGCGCTTGCGGGCGGATACCCGAACGCTCATGACTTCTGTTGTCTTGGTGCACTGGCGCACTTGTTCCTCGGTCAGCAGCGCGCGCACCGCGTCCCCGTCTAGCGTGGCGCGTTCTGTCCACGTGATAGCAGCGCGGTACAGGTTACCTTCGAGCGCCGCGAAACCGCTCGCCGTTAGCGTTGCCTTGAGGAGCTTTTCGCGTTCGGTCAGCGTAGCAATCTGCGCCTTAAGCGTGCCCAGTTCGTCGACAATAACAGCGTAATCCATTGTGCTTCCCTTTCTGTGGAAGGATGGGGGCTCATCGCCCCCAGTTTGTTAGATGCGGGACAGTTCGAGAGCGAGCTCATCCTCGCTTGGCAACTCGTAGAACGAAAGGACTCTCAATTGTCCCTCGCTCGTTATCATCAGGAGCGGCGCTTCGTCCCCCAGCGTCGGGTGCTCGTACACATTGCACCCCAGAACGCGCCCCACAACTGTGGGGTTTTTTGCGAGGAACGCCCGCGCCTTGTCCGATAGTTCCGCTTGCATGTTGAACCCCTTCTATGGTCCGTTGGCCTCTGTCATGAGAACCAATGTTCACAAGATAGCGCCATCCGTTCACACTGTCAACATAGGCAAGCAATTATTTTTCAGGATCGGCGAAAATATTTTTTCGGGCCGGCCGCCGCGTCGCGCCACACGCATGCGCCAGAATAAGGAAAGCGCGCACGCATGCGCATGCACGCGAGAACGCGGGCCGCCCGCCATGCGCCACGGGCCGGGAACCACGGGTCCCTTGGAGGTAAACGGAAACCATTAGAAACGCACCGCGAAACGTCGACCCCCCTATTCGGGGGCACGCGCGCGCGTGTATGCGTATAATCCCGATTTTCCACGGACCGTTAACCACGCCACAATTTCCGACTACCCCTCCCCCCAAACCCGTGCTAGGATCCCCTTGCCCTCTAGGTGATCTTACTTTGGCCACGGACCTTGGTCCCTCCTCCCCCTTCTCTCCATGGTCCGTGGCCCACTTTCTTCGGAGGATAACCCTCTGAAGTCGCTGGCGGAAACCGGCGAACCTGCTGCTTACCTCCCTGATAAGCTGTCAGGTTTCTGAACGCACGGGGGTTCCCGTACCCTGCGGGAACCCCTTTTTCTTGGAAAGTGTGTTAGGATCCCCCACCCCCGGGGGATATTTTGCATTGGCAAAAATCCTTGCAACGCGGACCACGGACCATGCCCCCTGCTCAGAAGATGGATGAGGAGTCGCTCCGCAAGCTGGCGAAGCTGTATCAGCGGCTGGGGCAGCTGGAGCAGTCGAAGGCGGCCCGCGAGAGCTTTCTTCCCTTTGTTAACGCCGTGTGGCCGGGGTTTATCGCCGGGCGGCATCATCGGATTGTTGCCGAGAAGCTGGAGGCCGTGGCCAACGGAACACTCAAGCGGCTGATTATCAACATGCCCCCGAGGCATACGAAGTCGGAGTTTGCGAGTTACCTGTTCCCGGCGTGGTTCATTGGCCGCATGCCGGACAAGAAGATCATGCAGGCCACCCACACGGCGGATCTGTCTATCCGGTTCGGGCGCAAGGTCAGAAACCTGATGGACGGGGAGGACTACAAGCGGGTGTACCCTGATGTGAAGCTCAGGGCTGACTCGAAGGCCGCGTACCGGTGGGAGACGGACGAGGGCGGGGAATATTACGCGGCGGGTGTGGGCGGCAGCATTGCTGGTCGCGGCGCTGACTTGTTCATCGTGGACGATCCGCACTCGGAACAGGACGCCCTGAGCCCGACGGCTCTGGAGAACGCGTGGGACTGGTTCATGGCTGGTCCGCGGCAGCGCTTGCAGCCGGGCGGGGCCATTGTTGTGGTCATGACGCGGTGGGGCGAGGCCGACCTGACGGCGCGGCTGCTGAAGCAGCAGGCCATGGACCCGAAGGCCGACCAGTGGGAGGTCGTGGAGTTTCCGGCGATCCTTGATAGCGGGGAGCCGCTGTGGCCGGAGTACTGGAAGCTTGACGAGCTTGAGAAGATCAAGGCCTCGATCTCGGCGTCCAAGTGGCAGGCGCAGTACATGCAGCGCCCGACGTCGGATGCTGCGTCGATCATCAAGCGGGAATGGTGGAAGATCTGGGAAAAGGGCGACGTTCCACGGTTACAGTATGTGATACAGAGCTACGACACGGCGTTTCTGAAATCACGGACCGCGGACTACTCGGCCATCCAGACGTGGGGTGTGTTCTACCCCAGCGAGGACTCGCCG